AGTTCCTGAGCAGAATGTTGAAATAGATCCAAGATCTAAAACTACAGCTGACGGTGCTTTCAACTATATTCCTACTGGAGACAAGGAAAAAGTTAGAGGACAAAAAAGAATGCTAGCTGAAAAGAAAAAACCGGCTACTTGGTACTAAATCATGTGGTTATCGGCAATTAAATTAGCCGTTTCTGCTGGAAGTAAGATTTATGCTAACAAGCAGAAGACGAAAATGGCAATGAGTGAAGCACAACTCATGCACGCTACAAAAATGGCTCAAGGTCAGGAAGCTTACCAAGGAAAATTGCTAGAAGCAAGACAATCGGACTGGAAGGACGAGGCGGTCCTTGTAATATTAAGTTTGCCCGTGTTGGTGCTCGCGTGGGCGGTCATATCTGATGACCCGACAGCGATGGACAAGGTAAAATTGTTCTTCGACATGTTCTCGCAGCTTCCATCGTGGTTCACAAATTTATGGATACTTGTCGTGGCGAGTATTTATGGTATAAAGGGTACACAAATTTTTCGTAACGGAGGAAAAAAATAATGTCAGGATTTGTAAGAGCAGGATTTAGTTTTTTAAAAAATTTAGGTAAAGGTGGATCTAAAACTTCACCAACTATAAATAAAGTCAAACCAACTGTTAATACAACAGAATTAGAAAAAAAAATAAGTGAAGCAACTAAAGCTGTACAAAAAGCAAAAGGCTCTGGTGCAAAATTAAAACAATCAATTTTTGAATTAAAAAATAATATGCCTATTACTTTTAAAGGTAATAAAACAAAAACTCTTTCTAATACTACTAAAAAAAGAAATGAAGAATCAAAAAAAATGTTTGATAAAACTAAAGGTAGAATTGAAAGAAAATTTGGTGGTGGAGCTGACAAACAACTTTCATCTAAACAAATGAAAATTGCATCACTAGCAGGTAACAAGAAAAAAATTGATGGACCTGATTTTAAAAAACTTAAAGAAATGAAAAAAGCATAATGGCTAAACTTTGCGCAAAAGGCAAAGCAGCCGCTAAAAGAAAATTCAAGGTATATCCCTCAGCATATGCTAACATGTATGGTTCAGCAGTATGTTCAGGTAAAGTTACACCAGGTGGCAAGAAGAAAAGAAAAAAAGCTATGGGTGGTGGAATGATGGATATGACTAGAATGAGATATTTGAAAGGAGGTCAAGTATAATGGCAAATTTAGCACCAGAAGAAAAGAAAACTGAATACATAACTAAAAAGAAAACAAAAAGAAAACCTGGCCCTGCATCTGAATTAGGAAAAAAAGAACCAACAGATATTCAATTAAAATTAGATGATAGAGTTATAATACTTACAAAACCTCAAGAAATGAAAACAGGTGGAAGAGCTGGTTACAAAGATGGTTCTAAAGGTTGTAAGTTAGCCATGAAGGGAAAAGGGAAAGCTTACGGAAAGAATTCGTAATGCGTACACACTTTTCAAAAGGTGGATTAAGACAATGGGTAGCGGAGAAATGGGTAGACATTGGAGCACCGAAGAAAGACGGCAAGTATCAACCATGCGGGAGAAGCAAAGGCTCAAAGAGGAAATATCCAAAATGCGTCCCACTTGCAAAAGCCACACGAATGACAAAGTCGCAAAAGGCGAGTGCTGTCAAACGAAAAAGAGCAGCTGGTAATCCAGGTGGTAAACCAACTAACGTAAAAACATTTGCATGAGAAAAGATTTTAAAAAAGGTGGAAGTCCAGCGTGGACAAGAAAAGAAGGTAAGTCAGAATCTGGCGGCTTAAATCAAAAAGGTGTTGATTCTTATAGACGTGCCAATCCTGGTTCTAAATTAAAAACAGCAGTAACCACTAAACCATCAAAATTAAAAAAAGGATCTAAAGCTGCAAAAAGACGTAAGTCCTTCTGCGCGCGTATGAAGGGGATGCGTAAGAGACAAAAGCCTAGCAATAATACTGGAGATGATAGATTATCTAAATCACTTAGAAAGTGGAATTGCTAATGAGAGATACGAAAGTATTAGAATCTTTTAAGAAACATGCTGAAAAGAAGTTAAAAGAAATGAACTTGTTTAAGTATTTGAAGAAAGAAGTAGAAACAGGTGCTAATGGCACTCAAGACTACATTATAAAAAAAGGTGAAAACACAGGAAAGGTAGCAAAGAAATAATGCAATTAGAAACAGTAATAAATAAAACTTTAAGATTCCTAAACTCAAGAGTAGAGCAGTTGTCAATTTCGGTAACGTCCGGAGGGGTTGACAGTATGGAAGATTACAAGTATATAATAGGACAAATCAATGCACTAGAATCAGTGCACCAGGAAATCTCTAACCTGCTAAATGATAAGGAGCACAATGAAGGAACAGTCATCGATATTAACACCAAACAATGATCTTATTGGTGTAAAAAAATCAGAGAAAAAAGAAGAAGTAAAAGAACCTAAACTACCTCAACCAACTGGTTGGAGAATGTTAGTTTTACCTTTCAAAATGAAAGAGAAAACTAAAGGTGGATTAGTATTAGCTGAAACAACTTTGGAGCGACAGCAAGTTGCATCACAAGTTGGTTTGGTATTAGCTATGGGTCCTCAATGTTATAAGGATAAGGAGCGGTATCCTGAAGGTCCATGGTGCAAGGTCAAAGATTGGGTTATGTTTGCGCGTTATGCAGGCAGCCGAATCAAAATAGATGGTGGAGAGATGCGTCTGCTAAACGACGACGAAGTGTTAGCAACAATTGATAGTCCAGAGGACATCTTGCATGAGTTTTAATCATAGGAAGGAGTAACTATGCCAGACACAGAAGAAAAAAAATTGGTGCCTATAGATACATCAGGACCTGATGCTACTGTAGATATCGAAGAGCAAAAAGAAGAAGCTGTAATTGAACAGCCAGAAGAAAACACGGAACAAGAAGCAGTAACACAAGAAACAGCAAAAGAAGAAACAAAAAAATCGGACGAAGAATTAGAAGACTACAGTAAAGGGGTGCAATCACGTATTGCAAAACTTACTCGTAAGATGAGAGAAGCAGAAAGAAGAGAACAAGCTGCTATCGATTATGCGAAAGCTGTAGAAGAAAAAAGAAGAGTATTGGAAGCTAGGTTTGAAAAAACGGATGCTGACTATGTTAAGAAATTTGAGACAAGTATTTCAACAGGTTTAGAAGCGGCACAAAAAGAATTAGCTGCAGCAATTGAATCTGGAGATGCACAAGCTCAAGTTGAGGCAAACAAAAGAATTGCAACACTCGCTTTTGAGAACGCAAAACTAGAGCAAGCCAAAGCTGGTAGGGAAGAAGCAAAAACAGAGAAACCTGTTACTTTGTCTGAACCACCAGTTCAAAGACAACAAATGGATGATCCAATTAATCCAGATCCTAAAGCTGAAGCATGGGCTTCTCAAAACCCGTGGTTTGGTACTGATAAAGCAATGACTTATACTGCTTTTGAAATACATAAGGATTTAACGGAAAAAGAAGGATATGATCCAAACTCAAACGAGTATTATGCAGAGGTTGACAGACGAATTAAAGTTGACTTTCCACATAAATTTGGTAATACTGAAACTAAGCAATCGACCGCCCCTGTTCAGACAGTGGCTTCAGCTAATAGAAGCGTAAAGCCTGGTCGCAAAACTGTGAGACTCACTTCATCACAGGTAGCAATAGCTAAAAAATTAGGAGTGCCACTCGAAGAGTACGCAAAACAATTAAAACACACGAAGGAAGGAGCGTAAAATGGAAAACGAAAACAAAAATACTTCTCGTGCGAATCAAACACGGTCAAAGTCTGAACGACCAAAAGTGTGGGTTCCACCATCTTCTCTAGATGCACCCCCTGCACCTGATGGATTCAGGTATAGATGGATAAGAGCAGAGAGCGTTGGCTTTCAAGACACTAAAAATATATCTGGACGTTTAAGAGAAGGATATGAATTAGTTAGAGCTGAAGAAGTCGAAAATGCATCTGATTATCCGGTCCTCGATGAGGGCAAATACAAGGGAGTGATTGGGGTCGGTGGCCTTTTACTTGCGAAGGTACCAACAGAGATCGCGCAACAACGTCAAGACTATATGTCTAACAGACATAAAGAACGAGACGAAGCCGTAAGAAACGATCTTATGAAGGAGCAGGATAGTAGAATGCCGATCAATGTTGAAAGGCAATCTCGTGTAACCTTCGGTGGTACGAAAAAATAATTTTTCAAATCACTGAATTTATAAACCGTACTGGAGGCCCTTCGGGGCAGGTACATAAGGAGAAACAACTATGGCAAATAGAAACACACAAGGTTTTGGTTTGATCCCTGCAGGAACTCTTGGCTCAACGCCAGCGACTTCTGGTCAAGGCAAATACAAAATCGATGCGGGTTATGCTACCACTATATATCATGGTGGTGCTGTTGCTTCTGCTGCTGGTTACATCGTCGAAGGACAAGGAACTGCAACTCCTGTCTTAGGCGTGCTTAATGGAATATTTTACAACGCGGCTACAACTTTAAAGCCGACGTTTGCGAATCATTACGTTCAAGTAACACCAGCAAACTCAGAAGATATCGATGCATTTGTATTCGATAACCCACAACAACAATATGTAGTAGCGACTGATGATGCAGTAGCACAAGCTGGATATTTAGAAACGTATGATATGAATGTATCTGCTGGTAGTACAACTACTGGTATGTCTTCAGCTACGTTAGATATCGCAGACACAAGTGCTGATGCAGACTCATGGAGATTATTAAGATCTGCTGAAGATCCTGAAAACGATGAAAATGCGGCTTTCAGATCTGTAGTAGTAGTTGCTAATCTAATTGAGCTACAATCGTAAAGCTAGAATAGGAGAACAAAAATGGCAATATCACGATCACAACTAGTTAAAGAACTAGAGCCAGGTTTGAACGCACTGTTCGGCTTGGAATATAAAAGGTATGAAAATCAGCATTCTGAGATTTATACTGAGGAATCATCTGACAGAGCTTTTGAAGAAGAAGTTATGTTATCTGGTTTCGCAAACGCACAAGTAAAAGGTGAAGGTTCAGGTGTATCATTTGATGAAGCACAAGAAACTTTCACAGCTCGTTACACTCACGAGACTGTAGCTTTAGCGTTCGCAATCACTGAAGAAGCGATTGAGGACAACTTGTATGATAGACTTGCGTCTAGATATACAAAAGCTTTAGCTAGATCTATGAGTAATGCTAAACAAGTAAAATCAGTCGAGCCTCTAATTCAAGGTCTTCCAACTACGGATAACTTTGATTCAGGTGACGGTGTTAGTTTATTTAACACAGCTCACCCAACAGTGGCTGGTACTTTTTCTAACACTTTAGCAACTCAAGCTGACCTTAACGAAACTTCATTGGAGCAGTCTTTAATCGACATCGCTGCAATGACTGACGAAAGAGGTTTAAGAATCGCAGCTAGAGGAGTAAAAATGATTATTC